AAGATTGCTGCATTTGAGTCACCTGATTTATCTAGTATAGAAAAAAACATAGCTGTTATAGAAGAGACTTTAATAAGTGTAAGTGATTCAGTAGAACAAGCTAAAGATTATACTAGGTCTATAAAGAATGATTTAAAAGATGACTTAGCTAGGCAAGAAACCTTGATGGAACGATTAGAAGACAAAGTCAATAACTCACAAGATGAAATAGATGAGACTATTGACGTAGCTGGCGAGAGGTTTGATGCCAGAAGAGATGCTCTTTATTCTGATACAGATAGAAAGATTAAAGAGTTAGAAGAAAGGCTCGGTAGTAAAATACAAAGAGCTTTAGATAACCCACTAGCAAACTAAGGAGATAATATGCCATACGGAAAAGGTACATACGGTAAGAAAAGAGGTCGTCCACCAATGAAGAAAAAAGGGAAAAAGAAATAATGCCCGCTAAGAAAGACCCAAGATTGGCTAGAGCAGGTGTATCAGGGTTTAATAAACCCAAGCGTACACCTAGCCATAAAACTAAAAGCCACGTTGTAGTAGCTAAATCAGGAGGTCAAGTAAAAACAATTAGGTTCGGTCAACAAGGAGTTACTGGCGATAAAAAAAATACAGCAAGGTCTAGGTCATTTAAAGCTAGGCACGCTAAAAATATTGGAAACAAATTAAGTGGTGCGTATTGGGCTAACAAGGTGAAGTGGTAATGGCTAAACGAGGACTATACGCAAACATAAATGCTAGGAAAAAAGCTGGCACAAGTAGAAGCAAAAAGAAATCTACAATTAGTAAAAAAGCTTTTGCTAATATGAAAAAAGGTTTTCCTAAAAAGAGGAAGTAATTATGGATGATAATAGATTTCAAATGCAATTAGACAAACACGCAAGTCAAATAGCAAAATTGTTTAGTAAGATTGACGACACAAATGATAAAATACAAAGAATATTCACTATGTTAAATCAAATTAGATATTTTTTATATGGTGGTTTTGCTTACTTTATAGCTTCTGAAGTAGGTATGTTTAATTTATTAAAGGTAGTAGTATGATAGCATTTTTAACAAACGTAGCACCTATAGCTTTAGGTTTTGTTGCTAAGTTGTTTGCACTTAAGAGCCAAGCAGCAGCAGAAAATCAAAAGATAATGCTACAAAATCTACAAGCTCGTAATGATTCTATTAATATGGCAAGAGATAGGGCAGACAAAGAAAGCCCTATGGCTGCGCTTAACAGACGAGTCATTATATTTGTAATACTAGCTTTAATTATATTTACACAGATAGCTCCTGTATTCTTTGATGTTCCTACTATAGTTCCTACAGTTATAGAAGGTTTTAGCATACTAGGATTTCAATTGACTCCTGATGTTATTGAGTATGTAAAAGTAGAAGCAGGTGCTGTACTCAAGATGGATGAAATATTTGGGTGGGCGACAATGATTATAGAATTTTATTTTGGTGCTCAATTAGCCAAGGGGAAGTAAATGACATACAGAGAAATTATTAATAGTGTTTTAAGAAGGTTAAGAGAAGATACTATAGACTCTGACTGGTCAGGTAACTTATACGATTCTGTATCTGTGTCTGACTATCAAAAACTAATTGGAGAGTTAGTTAATGATTCTAAAAAGAATGTAGAGTCTTATCACGACTGGAACGCACTAAGAGAGACATTTAATATTAAAACACAATCAGGAAATATGCAGTATACTTTAGGTGATGCTACTAGAGGTGCTGGCGTGTCTTTTAAGGTGTTAGATGTTATATGTCAAGATACTGGACAAGTATTGGAGCAAGTACCAAATGATTGGCTTAACGAAGCTGTATTTCCTTTATCTCAAGCAGCTAGTGGTAAGCCTACTAAATATGCTTTTAATGGAGTAGCTCAAGCAGGTGTAAATAGAGAACCTGATTTTAATATTGACTTTTATCCTGTTCCTGATTCTACACAGACTATATCTGTAAATATTGTTGGTGCTCAAAAAGAATTAAAGACAGCATCACAAGTATTAAGAGTTCCTTCACAACCTGTAATTCTTGGAGCTTGGGCTAGAGCTATAGCAGAGCGTGGAGAAGACGGAGGAAGTATTTCTAGCGCTGTTGCTGCAGAAGCTAGAGACTCTTTAAACCTTGCGGTACAATTAGACGCAGGTAATATGGAATACGAAAGAGATTGGAAAGTAGTATAATATGGCATTAGAATCTAAGCAGATACAAGCTATACCTTTAGACACTATTGGTATTGATGGTATAGATACTCAGACAACTGCTACTGCACTCGGACCTAATTGGTTTACTAAGGCAGATAACATTGTTTATACTGAAGGCGGTAAAGTAGCTTTTCGTAAAGGTCTAAAACAAAAAACACTAAACGGAGGAGCTAAAATTGGTTCTTTGGTAGAACATTATGATGGTACAAATTATAAAGTATTTGCCGGTGTAGGTACTAATATGTACGAGGTAGATTTATCAGATAAAGACAATGCGTGGATTAACGCTTTTGCTACTGGTGCTTCTTCTTCTGATTGGCAGTTTTCTAACTTTAATAATGAATTATTTGTATCTCAGTATGATTCAGACCCTTTAAGATATGCTAGTAGCACTTGGTCTAAATTAAAAGATACTTCAGGATATACAGCACCACACGGAATAACAACATTTGACCCTAGTTGTATGATGGGATTTTATGGTAGAATGTGGGCTGGAGGAATAACAGAAGAAGACGATGTACTGTTTTACTCTAAACTGTTAGACGGTCATAAATGGGGAGCTTCTGACGGTGGTGTTATAGATTTAAAATCTGTATGGGGTCACGACAGTATTGTAGCTATACACCCTTTTGCAGGTAAGTTAGTTATTTTTGGCAAAGAAAACATTGCTATATACAACGACCCTGACACGATAGCTAATATAGCACTAGACGAAGTAATTAGAGGGATAGGCTGTGTATCTAGAGATTCTATACAAAGTATTGGAGATGATTTATATTTCTTGTCGGATACTGGTGTTAGGTCTTTATTTAGAACTACTCAGCTAGACAAACTACCTCTAACAGAAAAGTCTATAACAATTAAAGATGAGCTGATAGCTAACATTAATGGAAGTACAAATGTTAAGTCAGCATTTATGTTAAATGAGGGTCTATATTTACTTTCTTTTGTAGATAGAAATGTTACATATGTTTTTGACACTACATATAAGACATCTAAAGAAACTCCTAGAATAACTAAATGGCACTTTACAGACAGTAGAGAACCTGCTAGTATGTCTTACACAGAAACTTATGGTTTGCTAGTAGGACAACAATCAGGAAGGGTTGCTACTTATGAAGGTTATTATGATGTAGACTATAGCGGTTCTAGTGTATATACTTATAATAGTTATACTACTGCATTTGCTACAGCAGAGCTAGATTTAGGACAGGGAGTACAAGCGTCTATCTTAAAAAAATTGATTATGGTAATTGCCGGAGGTCAAGGCACAGACGTAGGAATAAGACTATATAAAGACTTTGAGACTAAACCTAAAATATCTCCTACATTTAAACTTAATCCTACACTAAGCGGTGAACCTTCGTACTGGGGAAATGCTACGGCTTTGTACGGAGCTGCTAAGTATGCTCCTATACACGGATATAAAGAGCGTTCAGTTCCACTATCCGGAAACGCTAAATACATAAGAATAGAGTGGGACGCAGTAACAAAAGGATACAAAGCATCACTACAATCAATATCATTATTATTTAAACAAGGTAAAACATTATGAGTAATTATACAATAGCGGTAGGCTGGTCAGGAAAAGATGCCTTAGCTGACACAGACCCCGGAAAAGTAATATCAGGTGCTGACTTTGATACTGAGTTCACAGCAGTAAGAACAGCACTTAATTCTAAGGCAGACGCAAACGGCAGTTCATCAGAGAACTTTACTTGTAACGCATTAACGGCTACTACAGGGACTGTTGGCGGTGAGTCTATAGTTACTATAGATACACCACAAACATTCACTAAAGCGCATCCTACGGCTTCTGAGACGGTAACATTAGCATCAGACCAAACAGCTAACTTACTAAACTCTAATGTGTTTGTTGTTAGTGTACAAGGAAACCATACACTTAATGTGTCTAATATGACATCAGGTGTAGAGGCTTCTTTCTTAATTAAAAATACCGGTGCTTATGATGTTACATTTAGTAGTGACTTTTCTTTTGTAGGTGGTAATAATCCTACTATTACATCAGGAAATGGTAAAGTAGATTTAGTTAGATGTGTGTCAGACGGCACAAAGATGTATTGTAATATAGCACAGAACTTAACATAAGGAAAAAATATGGCTGGTTTTTTTGGTACAAGCTGGGATTTAAGTAATAGTTTTAATTCTCCTTCCGTAGGTAATAATATAATAGGTAATAATTTATCTACAGAGATAACGCCAAGACCCGGAAGCGAAGGACCTACTAATACAGCATCTATGTTAAATCTTTGGGGTGCTCCTACTGGATATACAGGACCATTACAACAACAAGGTGGTATGTTTAATCCTTATCAAGCTACTGGTGGTGGTTTCTATAATCCTTATCAGTTCGGTCAAGTACAGTATGGTCCTCAGTATGGTGGTGGACAGATGCCTTGGTGGATGAATTATAATGTTAATAATCCTTTTATGCCTACACAGCCATCAACACCTAGTGTACAGCCACAGCCACAATTACAGACACCGTCTAGACCACAAGGTACTGGACCTAATGGCAAAGATTTAACTTATGATGAGACTATAAAGTATTTTGGTTTGTATGACGATGCTGAGTCAGCTTTAGCTGCGGGAGATTCACAAGCAGCATATAGAAAAGACCATATGCAATGGAGAAGCGGAACAGGACCTTATGCGGGACAAGGACCGGGACAAGGTTCATATCCGGGTCGTCCTGAATTAGGAATTGCTGGAGATGAGCAAAGAATGGCTGACCTTATGGGATTTCCTAGTGCAATGGTAGATAAATTTAAAGGTTTATTCTCAGGCTTTCAAGATAACGGAGCATTAGATGCTGAACCAGCTATTGGCGGAGGTAGTGGTACTACACAAATAAGCCCTACAGCTATGCAAAATTATTTAGACGACAGTCAAATATTTAATAGGTATACTGTTTCAGATTTAGAACAGGCACAAGCCGCAGGACTAACAGATACTGATAGAGTAGAAGTATTATCTCCTCTACAATGGGATTTAAGATTTAATCCTATACCTGATATGTTTAAAACGGGTAATATGAATCCTTTTAATATTTCTTATGGTCCTGAACAAGGCGGGGTAGAGCAAACTTATGTAGCACAAGATACAGGAGGTTCTTTTGAAATTTCTGATATACCGCCTGTAACACCTGTAAGTATGTTTGGTATAGGCAAAGATAATTTTGTTCCTGAAACTCGTTACGGACCTAATAACGCTAGACAGCTAGTAGAGTCTAATTTATTTGGAGTTCCTAAGCCGACACCAGCAGAAGATTTTATGGCTCAGAGAAGATTTGATGCTATGAGACAAGAGAGAGAATTACAAGCTGCGATGGCTGAGAGTAAGAGAGCGGCTGAAGAGTATGAGGCACAGCAAGCTGCTGAAAGAGCAAGAATTGAAGCAGAGAAAGAAGCTGCGGCAGAAAGAGAGAGACAAGCGGCGGCGGCTCAGAGACGTATGAATGATAACTATGAAACTGGATATGTAGCACCAAACAGATATACTACAAAAGATGTAAACAACAGTTTTGCAGCACGTAGAGACATTAGGAATATTTTTGCATAATGGATACAATTAAGGAGATAAGATAATGGCAGGTTTTTTTGATTTTTTAGGAGGAGCTAATCCTTGGGCGGCAGTTATAGGTGCTGGTCTTCAGCTATATGGTGCAAACCAAGCATCAGATGCTCAAACCGAAGCAGCTCAAACTTATGCTACAGGTGTTACTGAGGCTTCTAAACCTAAAACAGTAATTGACCCAACAGGCTCTGCAGTATGGGATGACAGATTACAACAATATGTCTTAGCTCCTTCTCAGCCTATGATGGGACTGTTTGGTGCTAATCTACAAGACATATATAGACAGAGGGCTATGATAGAGCCTTATATGAGTGACCCTGAAAGTGCGGCTATAGCTAGAATGAGAGAAACTCAAGCGGCTTTAGAGCCTAGCAGGTCTAAAGTTACTGAGGATTTATTAGGTAGATTAAATAGAAGAGGTCTTCTTGGTTCTACTATTGGTGCTCAAGCTACAGCAGAATTAGACGCCGCAAGAGCTGTTGAAGATGCTGCTCTACTACAACAAGCTAGAGGTGGAGTACAGTCAGATATTACTAATTATCTTAACAGAGCTAATGCTGCTCAAACTTCAGCTTTAAACTTAGGCTCTATAGGTCAAAACTTAGCCAATATAGGAATTAATGTTGGGAGTCAAATGGGTACTGCGGCAAACTTAGGCGGAACTCAGTTAATGAACGCACAGCAAGCCGCAGGTTTAGCACAAGCACAACTACCTTATACTTTAGGTCAGCAGATGTTTGGTTATAGACCTGATATTACACAGCAAAATCTATCATTACAAGAAGCCGCTCTTGGGTCAACACCTACCGGTTTAATTAGCAGGCTTTAGGAGAAATAATTATGGGAATGTTTGACGGACAAGGACTAACTACACCGGCTAACTCTATTGCAGATATGTATAGAGGTGCGGCTAGAGGTATAGGAAGAGGACTTATAGACCCTTATATGGAAAGTAAAGGGTTTATATCTCAAGAGAATCAAATAATGGACGTAATGAAAAATGTTGACATATCTAGTGTTGACTCAGTATCTAATGCGTTTAATAAAATTATGGAAATTAATCCTCAAGCGGCTTCTGAGTTTAGAACTCAAGTTTTACCTCTAGTAACTGCTAAACAAAACGAGCTACTGACACAAGCAAAAGGAACTACTACACCTAAAGATAGGCAAACCAAAGAAGTAGGCTATTCTTATAAGGGTGTGTCTGACCCCACTAAAACTATGTTAGTAGAGCTTGTGGAGGGAAAATGGCAACCTATTATTGACCCTTCAACTAATTTACCATATGCTGAAGAAAAGTTTGCTGGTGATAGTTATCAGGGTACAATACCTTCAGGATGGGAAGTAATTACTGAAAACGGAGAACGTGTTTTGAGACCTATTAAAGGAGGTCCTGCAGATATAGAAATACAAGACGCTCAAAAAGCACAAGAAAGAGCTAAGGCTAACTTAGCTAGAAAAGCCGATAGAGTTTTAGATATAGGTGGAGAAATGCGAGACTTAATTATAAAGGCTGATGAAGACTTTAATGCACAGTTATGGGGAGTTGTTGGAATGGCTCAGTCTAAAATACCCGGAACAAAGAGTGCAGATTTAGACGAATTAATAAAGACTGTAATTGCTAGAGTCGGTTTTGATGAACTGCAGTCGATGAGGGATGCGTCTCCTACAGGTGGTGCTTTAGGACAAGTTTCTGAAAGGGAACTAGACCAGCTAAATGCTGCTTTAGGTTCTTTAGGTAGGATGCAAAGTAAAGAACAGTTCTTAAAAAACTTAACAAGGATTGAAGAAGAGTATCAAAACATATTAGACATTGCTTCACAAACCGGAGATGGTAGTTGGGTCCCTAGAGTAGGTAATGGAGGTTCTAGTTCAGGCTCTAATTCAGGAGGTATATAATTATGGCAGAAAAAAACACATCAATGTTCTACGAAATGAAAAACGACCCAAATGAATTTGATTCAAAAGGAGTTTCTTATTCAGAAATACCTATTGGAGAGTTTGCTTATAGAGTATGGGAAGCTAAAAAAAATCAAGCAAGAAGAGCTAATGAAGTAACTCCTATGGGTATATGGGCTGATGAGCAAGAGCTGACTAATGAAGATTTTAAAGCTATGCTAGAGTATAGTAAATCACAAGATTATACTCCAACGGATAGAATGATAAGTGATGACTTTATACCTGAAGACTCTAAAAAAAGAATGTTCTTTCAAGGACAAACCTTTGGTTTTGGAGACGAGATTGTTGGAGGTATTGCCGCAATAAGTGATGTACTTACAGGGAAAACCGATGAGGCTTCTTTTGGGGAATTATATACAAAATATAGGGATGATGAAAGAAAGAAAATTCAAGAGTATAGAGACGCTAGACCCGGAGAGGCTTTAGCTTATGAAGCAGGAGGAGCTGTCTTAAGTCCCGGAGGTTTTTTAAAAGCTCCTAAATTAATTAAAAAAGGTGTAGACTTAGTTACTAAAGGAAAAGCTACTAGAAAAGCAGCTCTTACAGGAGGAACTGTAGGAACAGTTTATGGGGCAGGAGCTTCAGAAGAAGAAACATTAGGAGGAGTAGCAAAAGATTCTATAGTAACCGGTGTTACATCTTCTATATTTGGAGTAGGGTTTCAAAAAGCTATACCTGCTTTATCTAATAAAGCTAAGGATGCTGTCAAATGGATGGAAAAGTCTGAAAAAACCCCTAGGCTAGAAACTTTAAGAATTGCTAAAAATAAAGCGTATGAATTAGCTGATAAGTCTCCTGCTAAGTTTGATGTTAAAGACTTTACTAAACTAGAACAGCAAGCATTAAAAGTTGCTAAAGACAGTAGATATGAAGAATTTAGTGAGGAGGCAGTCAAGGGCGCTTTAAATATGTTCAAGGCTCTTAAAACAGAAGGCGCTAAAGGAAAAAAATACAATCTAACTCAAATGGATAAACTAAGACAAAAGCTATCTCAGAAATATAATAAAAACCCTGACCAAGTAGCTCTGCTAGATATGATTAATCTTATTGATGATACTATAGCAAGTAAAGCAGTAAAAGGTTTTCCTGATTTAGAATTAGCTAGGGTTGCTAACCAAAGATATAAGAAAGCAGAACTATTAGATAGAGCCATTAATAATGTAAAGTTAGATATTAAATCAGGTTCTCCAATGTCTGAATCAAAGCTATATAAGACTGCTATAGTTAGTATATTAAAAGACCAAAAGGCTAGAAGATACTTTTCAGAAGATGAATTAAAACTTATGGAGAATACTCTACAAGGGAATATTATGGATAGAGTAATTGGCAGAACTGCTGATTTGTCTCCAAATGTTCAAAAAGTTATGACTGCTTTAGCTTTTGCAGGTTCTTATGCACAACCATTATGGTTAATACCTACTACTGTTGGTTTGTTTGCCAATAGAGCCGCTAACAGAAACGTAAGAAATAAAGTAGACGAACTTGCTGATAAGATAGCAGACATATCCAAACCCGAAGCTGTTATGTCTGAAGCAATTACTCCCGCAACTGCGGCAACTTCT